TACAAAATGATTGGAAAAGACAATATGGAGATGTTCTTGTTGGAGTTACAACTACTTCCCTTTATGGTAACACTAAGTCCGGTGGCCTATCTCAGTATGATGGTCTTGAACACTGGAACAAAATGGGGTTCTCTAGTGGTTCGGTTGCTTTTGAACCATCAAGAAAAACTAGGGCGTTAATTTATGATTGGGTAAAAGAAAATTATACACGTAAGTATTTTGAATGGTGGGAAGCCAAAAATCTAAAAGGACTTCCACTTAAACGTGACCATAAAAATCGTACACTAAACTTTGCGTATGGTAAGTTGGGCATTCCAAAAGAACTTATTCGTACCGAACACCAGAGGGGAATTTACTTCTCTCCTTTGTACAACAACACCAATGAATATCTTAGGAAAGAAATTGGTGATGAACAACTGGTCAAATCATTTGATACCAGTGAAGAAACCTTGACACAAATTTGGAAAACCAAATATGCCAAAGGTCGTATATCAATGTTGAAGAAAAAGAATAATGTATCTTATGAATCATTGTTCTATGATGACTTGATATATCTTTCTTGGGAAGAAACCAAGACTAAGTATCTACCACAAGTTGGTAGATAAAAAAGTATACCGCAAATATACTTGACACACACACTAAGTAATAGTATAATGTGAATACTTGTGAGAACAAGCTTTTTGTTAATTAACTTTGTCATTAGGAGATTATTATGACTACCAAACTTTCTGCAAAAGAAAAAATCCTTAACTACTTGAGCAAGACAGACGGTTATAACACCCTGTCAGTTGCACAAGCTCGTGCTCGTTTTGGCATCCAAAACGTTTCTGCTCGTGTAGAAGAACTTCGTAAAGAAGGTCACGTTATCTACACAAACACCAAATCCCGTGGTGATGGTAGCAAAGTTTCTGTTTACCGTATGGGCAAACCAACCAAATCTATGGTTCGTACTGCTATTAATGCAGGTTATAGCTTCGGCGCTTAATCCGTAAATGATGGGGAGACCACTAAATGTGGTACTCCCCTTTTTTTATTTTTGGAGAGAAAATGGAAATTTCAATTAAAAAAGAAGAACTATCAAAGAAAAGTATTTTCGTTGCAACACCAATGTATGGTGGTATGAATCATGGGCTCTATGCCAAAGCCTGTCTAGATTTACAAGCCATCTGTATGCAGTATGGTGTACAAGTGAAATTTTCATTTCTTTTCAATGAATCTTTAATTACCCGTGCTAGAAATTATCTTGTTGATGAATTCTTGCATCGTTCAGATTGTACTCACATGTTGTTTATTGATGCTGACGTACACTTTAATCCACAAGATGTTATCGCTTTGTTAGCACTAGATAAAGATGTTATTGGTGGTCCTTATCCTAAGAAAGCTATCAAATGGTCTTCTGTAAAGAAAGCCTTAATTAAGAATCCAGATATGGAAGCAAGTACTTTAGAAAAAGTTACTGGTGATTATGTTTTCAATCCAGTACGTGGTACAGACAAATTTAGTGTTTCTGAACCGCTTGAGGTACTAGAAATTGGTACTGGTTTTATGATGGTTAAACGTGAAGTGTTTCCTAAATTTGCAGAAGCATTTCCTCACCTGCGCTACAAACCTGACCACGTTGGCCAAGCACACTTTGATGGCACTCGTTATATCCACGCATACTTTGATACATTGATTGACACTATAGACTCTCCAACAGGTGGTGGTTCAGACCGTTATTTGTCAGAGGACTACATGTTCTGTCAACTATGGCGTAAAATTGGTGGTTCTATTTGGTTATGTCCTTGGATGCGAGCAGACCACATTGGTACCTATCACTTTAGAGGTGATATGCCAGCTGTTGCGAATTATGTTGGAGAAATGTAATGATTGTTGGTTTACTTGGATTCATTGGTTCAGGTAAAGGTACTGCCGGCGATATTCTTAAAGACCTTGGCTTTACTCCTGTGAGTTTTGCTAAAGGTGTTAAGGATGTTGCTGCGGAAATGTTTGGTTGGCCACGACATTTGTTGGAAGGTGACACAGAACAATCTAGACAATGGCGGGAAAAACCAGACAAGTTTTGGACAGAAGAATTTCGGCGTGAGTTTACACCAAGACTAGCGTTGCAACTAATGGGCACAGAAGTTGGTCGTGATGTTTTTCACCAAGATTTTTGGGTAATTAAACTCAAAAATTATATGCAAAAAAATCCAAATGAAAACTATGTAATAACTGATGTACGTTTTCAAAATGAAATCGAATTTGTTCATCAACAAAGAGGTATCTTGATTGAGATACAACGTGGAATAACTCCTCACTGGTATGAAATTGCTGTCAAGGCAAACCGAGGAGATCATAAAGCGGAAGAATTTATGTTGCAAAAATCTGGCATACATGAATCTGAATGGCGTTGGATTGGTGGTTTCATTGACCATCGCATAGACAATTCAGGAACATTAGAAGATTTGAAAAATAAAATGATTAAATGCTTGACAACCTCTTATGGTTCAGGTATAATGAGTGAATTGAAACAAGGAGTATCGTAATGAAATTATCTAATGAGACCTTAACGGTTCTTAAAAACTTTGCCAACATTAATCCTGGTATTGAGTTTAAGACTGGTAAGAAATTGACAACTATTTCTGCAACAAAGACTGTACTGGCCAAGGCCGGAGTTAAAGATGAATTCCCACAGGACTTCTGTATCTATGATTTGAACCAGTTTCTATCCGTACAATCATTATATAAAGATGGTGAAATTGATTTTGATGATAAACATGTTATCTTCAAAGTTGGTCGTAAGAAATTAAACTATCGCAAGACAGCAAAGAGTATGATTGTAACTCCACCAGATAAAGAATTGACTTTGCCTTCTGTCGATGTGTCATTCACATTAAAAGAAGAAGAACTTGCTTCTATACTAAAGACAGCAAGCATTCTACAATCACCTAACATTGGCATCATGTCTGATGGTGAAAAGATTTCTATTACAACCTGTGATGCAAAAGATAACTCTGCACATACCGATTCAACAGAAATTGCTGATGGTAATGGTAAGAAGTTTAAAGCTTTGTTTTTGACAGAGAATTTTAAAATGATTTCTGGTTCTTATGAAGTACAAATCTCGTCTAAAGGTTTGTCTTACTTTAAGAACACTAAAGAAGATATGGAATACTGGATCGCCATTGAAGCAAAAGAATCCGATTTAAGTTTTGGAGAATAATATGATATGGATTACAGAAGCAGGATCGAGCAATAAAATTGCAATTAACCCAACATACATTGTGGCAGTATTCACAATTTCTGATGGTGAACAAAAAGGTAAAACAGCAATCAACTTAACCAATGGAAATGTTGTTGTTGAAGAATCTGATTATGATGTTATCGGAATGATAGGTGCAAAATGACTAAGGTGAATACACTATTCGGTTCCTTTGATGATGACGCATTAAAAAAACTCAAAGGTTATGTAGATGAAGCTGTTCTTCACATGCATAAAAATGACTCAAACAATGCTGCAATTAAAGATATCATTGAACTTGCATATGATGAATTGAAGATTCCCAAAAAGATTCTCAAACGCATGGCAAAGACTCAGCACAAGAACTCGTTTCAAACCGAGGTCGCTGAATCTAAAGAGTTTGAAGCGTTGTATGAAAGTATGGTAGAGGTGAAATAATGGGTGAAATAAAAACATGGACAGATAAAACTGAATACATTGCTGTTCTGAAAAAAGAAATTCAGGTTCTAGAATCCAGACATAATCCGGACCAAGGTGGTACCGGACACATTAACACAGCGATTGGTGTTTTGAGAAATAGAGTTGATGAACTTGAACTAGATTCAATGTGGCCTTTTCCAAATGCAACAACTTGAATTTCAATTCTTCTTTCCATTAACGGATCAAATCAAACTAAATTTGAATTTTACTCCGTGTGAACAATGGATTGAAGATTGGAGAAATAAACAATCAGCCAATAGTACTGTTGACTGGACACCACTTCTCATTTCTAATGGTGGTATAGGTGTTGGTTCAATCACATCATCACCAGTAATGAGTTCCTTTGTTTTAAGACCTGAAGTGAAAAATGTTGGTAAGTGGGAAATCACAAATTCTATGTTTGTGTATACATCCACAAAACCAAATGCAGTCGTAAGATTTTTTGCCAAGCTTTTGCTTGGCTTTAAATGGCATGACGAAATTTAATTATATTATGGAGTATTTGAATGTCGCAACACATCTTGTGGGTGGAGAAGTATCGTCCTAAGACCATTGAAGATTGTATTCTTCCTGATGGTATCAAAGCAACATTTCAGGAGTATGTAAACCGCAAAGAGATTCCTAATCTCTTGTTGGCCGGTTCTGCTGGTGTTGGTAAAACTACAATTGCAAAGGCTCTCTGTGAAGAAGTCGGTTGTGATTACATTATGATTAACGGTTCAGACGAATCGGGTATCGATGTTCTACGGAACAAAATCAAAAATTATGCATCATCCATGTCCCTGTCAGGCGGCCGCAAGGTTGTCATCATTGACGAAGCGGACTATCTAAATCCAAATTCAACTCAACCTGCCATGCGTGGTGCGATTGAGGAGTTCTCATCCAACTGTTCGTTCATTTTTACATGTAACTTTAAGAACAGAATCATTGACCCGATTCATTCACGTTGTAGTGTTGTTGACTTTAAAATCAATGGCAGTAAACAAAAGATGGCTGCGGCATTCTTCAAACGTGTTGAATGGATTCTGGAACAAGAAGGTATTACATATGACAAACAAGTGGTTGCTGCCGTAATTACCAAACACTTTCCAGATAATCGCCGTGTTCTTAATGAACTCCAGCGTTATAGTGTTAGTGGCACAATCGACAAAGGTATTCTTGCATCGGTTTCTGATGTGCAATTGAGTGAGTTGGTAACTTCACTTATGAACAAAGACTTTGCTGCTTGCCGTAAATGGGTTACAAACAACCTCGACAATGATATCACCAGAATCTTTAGAAACATCTATGATGGTTTGTATGAGAAATTAAAACCCAATTCTGTTCCACAAATGGTATTAATTTTGGCCAAGTATCAATATCAGTCTGCCTTTGTTGCAGACCACGAAATCAATTTGATTGCTTGCCTCACAGAAATTATGGTTGAATGTGAATTCAAATGAGTCCGTTCGACTATGCCGATTACATCCTGAGAAAGAAGGTGCCAGATGGTGAATTGGATTTCAAAGATTATGCACCTTTCCTAATCAATAGGTCTTTATCCAACCACTTAGATTGTGTCTTGTATGTCAATGACATGAACTTGTGGCCAGGAATCGATAAAGACATGCAATACCAGTATCTTCTAAATAGTATCAGGCCTATGAAACGAAAGTTCGTTCCATGGCAAAAGGCCGATTCTGAGAAGGATATTGAGTGTGTGAAGACCTACTTTGGGTATTCAAACTCCAAGGCTAAAGAAGCCCTACGTATCCTCACCGATGAACAAATCGCTGATATAAAAACAAAAATAGATACAGGCGGAGTGAAGAATAATGATAGACATTAAAGATTTAGTTGAAGTGACATTGGATGACAAAGATGATTTTCTAAAGGTACGTGAGACACTGACCCGTATTGGTGTTGCCTCCAAGAAAGACCAAACATTATACCAATCTTGCCATATACTCCACAAACGTGGCCAATATTACGTGGTACATTTCAAAGAATTATTTGCCTTAGATGGCAAACCAACCGACATTTCCGAAAACGATTTATCACGTAGGAATGCGATTGCAAACCTATTGGAAGATTGGGGCTTGGTAAAGTTGGTCAACAAAAAGCAAACCGAGGTGCCCGAACCAATTTTCTTGTCGCAGATTAAAATATTGTCACACAAGGAAAAGAATGAATGGCAATTAACTCCAAAATATAATATTGGTAAAAAACCGAATAGTGGTTGACAACTGATATAAATATTGTTATAATAGTCCCATCGGGATGGGAAAAGTCAAAGGTGGAACCTGGTCCTACCGAGACTTAATACTCCAGGAAAAAAGGTGCTCTACCTACCTTAGGAGCGTTTAAAGCGGTCACAACGATAAGGTGACACTGGATCCCGTAACCAGTACCTCAACCGATACGCCTTCGGGGTATCAATTTTTTAATCTCGCTTTTAGGAGAAAACTATGACAAATCTTATGAAAGATTTTTTCGGCGCCGAATTCGGCCGCATCCAACCATTCACAGTAGGTTTTGGTGACACATTAGAACTTATGCGTGAAGCAGCAACGATAGCTGCTAAATCCGTATCGTATCCTCCATACAACATCAAACAAGTAACAGAAAACAAGTACGTCATTGAAATGGCTGTTGCTGGTTTTTCCAAGTCTGATATTGAAATGACTTTGGAAGGAAATAAACTTGTAATCAAATCTGCAGCAAAAGATGAAGATAACGGTGATTACCTATACCGAGGTATTGCCAACCGTGCATTTGAACGTACTTTTACTCTTGCAGATAAAGTAGAAATTAAAGATGCGGAAATGATTAATGGTATGTTAAAAGTTTGGCTAGAAAACATGGTCAAAGTACAAGACGCCGTTAAGAAAATCACCATCAAAGAAAAAGAAGAAAAATGATTCAAAAAATAATTACCTCTTTACTAAAATGTATTAGAGGTGATTATGGTAGTCAACTAGAATCATATATCACTTCTAAAAATCCTCAGAATGAAGGTGACGTAGAACGATTCACCCGTGAATACCATGACCGTATTATTCAAAACAGATACTACTAAGTGGTAAATAAAAAGAGGTTGCTTGACAACCTCTTTCTTTTGATATATAATTAAATCATTATGAAAACTGAAAAAACATTTATCAAAAAAGTGCGTGTTAAAACTACGCATGAAATTTACTACATCTGTACACCAGAAACCAAAGAGATTGATGGTGTTACTTTTGTATACGTTATTAAGAATATTGGCATCAGAGAAACACCAAAATTGATGCGAAAAGATTCATTAGAATATATCAAATAAAAATAAAATACGACCGTGGCCAAATGGTTAAGGCAGCAAACTCATAATTTGTTGATTGCAGGTTCGATTCCTGCCGGTCGTACCACTTTATGTTCGGGATGATGTTCTTCCATGTGGCAATTTTGACAAAGAACAATGCATTTGTCTGCTTCTTCTTTCAATTTTTGCCAGCTTGTATTTGAACATCTACGTAGGTCTATTCCAAATAATTTATCTCTTGTATGGTGAAAACACAATGCGGCTGTATTTTTATTATAACCACACATTTGACAATATTTACCTTTTAGATCCAAAAGTTTGAGTTTATTTTTCATTCCTTTGTCTTTTTGTAAATCATAAGATTTATGTTTAGAATTTATATAAGTATTTCTACATTTTCTACTACAAAATTTTATTTGTTTACCTGAAAGTGTATTGTCGCAAACCGTACATATTGCCATGGTGTTCTCCTTATGTTATACTACTATATATAATTATGAAGAATTTCATAATACTTAAAAACGAATTGTCAATGAAAGGAAATTTATGTCAGTTACAATTAAAAATCTTGAGGCTGCATTGGCTGGTGAGAGTCAAGCACACATCAAGTATCGTTACTTTGCAAGAATTGCAATGGAAGAAGGCCATGAAGAAATTGCCAAACATTTTTGGCATACTGCGGACCAAGAACTACAACACGCTTGGGGTCATCTTGAATTGTTGATTGGTAAACCATCAACCAAAGAGTGTCTTGAAATGGCCATTGAAGGCGAAACATATGAATTCACTACAATGTATCCAACATTTAAAGAACAAGCCGCACAAGAAGGACATACAGCAGTTCAAGAGTTCCAAGAACAAATTGAAGAATCAAAAGAACACGCTGAACAATTTGCAGATGTATTGGTTAAAGCAGAAAAACGTTTTGCTGCATTGGCTAAGATTGAGAAACGTCACGCAGAAGCATATCAACAAAAATTGGGAGAACTGTAATGGATCATGTATGCGTAGTTTGTGGCCATGTCCACGATGAAGAAAAAGAAGGCGCATGGGATACATTACCTGATGACTTTACTTGTCCAGAATGTGACTGTGGTAAAGAAGACTACGAGGTCCTGTGAAACAAAAATTTCGTGATGCATATATGAATGTGGCTGAGACATTCGCAGGACTGTCCTCAGCACAAAGACTTCATGTTGGTGCCATTGTAGTCAAAGATGATAGAATCATTTCAATTGGTTACAATGGTATGCCTTCTGGCTGGGACAACAATTGTGAAGATAAAATCTATTGTGATGATGGTGATTGGAAAGAACAACACGTAAATAAAGAATCCAATATTTGGAAAAATTATAAATTAGTGACTAAACCAGAGGTTCTTCATGCTGAAACAAATGCGATTGCCAAGTTGGCTAAATCTACCGAATCTGGTATGGGTGCTACTATGTTTATTACCCATGCTCCATGTTTGGACTGTGCCAAACTTATCTACCAAAGTGGTATTAACCACGTTTTATATCGGAACTCTTATCGGAGTGATGATGGTATCAAGTTTTTGGAAAAAGCGTCCGTTCAAGTGGAAAAAATCTAATCATCTAAATAACTAAGGGTAATGGTGCCCTTAGGAGACCAGGATGATTATTCGTGTGGTTAACTGTCCGGACAAAGATTTTAAGCCCTACGTTGAAAGAGCTGCCCAATTCTACGCCAAGGAATTGATACCCAACACACGAATCAGAAATCATTGTATAACTGAAATTAAGTTTTGTACCAAAATACAAGAGTATGGTTTTGCGAGTATTGAAGATTACAATACAAGAAAACAACCTCGGAAATTTCTAATAGAAATACATCCACACATTGGATCCAGAAGAATACTGGAAACATTGGCACATGAAATGGTCCATGTGAAACAATACATTGATGGTGAAACCAATGATGAATTGACTAGATGGAGAGGTAAGAAGGTTAATCCAGACAAGATTGATTATTGGATCCAACCATGGGAAATAGATGCTTACGGCCGTGAACCAGGATTACTTACGAAGTTTGCTGTGGCCGAACATTTATGGGAAATGTTTACTGATTTTATTGATCCTTCTGGTCCAATAAATTACAATCCAATTGCATGGAAAAAATAAAATGATCGAAGCAGGATCTTTTACATACGGCCAAAATAATATAAATGTTGTTACTTCTGCACCAAATGTAAAAGTTAAATTAGGAAAGTATTGTTCCATCGCAGCAGGTGTAAAAGTCTTTCTTGGTGGCAATCACAGAGTTGATTGGATAACAACCTTTCCTTTTGGTCACACGAGTAAAGGCGAAATTGATGTGTCTCCGGTTGAAGGACACCCAAGTACAAATGGTGATGTAATTATTGGCAATGACGTTTGGCTTGGTACGGAATGCACCATCATGTCTGGTGTAAAAATTGGAGATGGTGCTGTGATTGCTGCACATTCTCACGTTGTTAAAGATGTTGAACCTTACACACTTGTTGGTGGAAATCCAGCCAGACCAATAAAACTTAGGTTCGAACAAAGAATTGTTGATGCATTATTGGAATTGAAATGGTGGGATTTGGATATAGGTGAGGTAAGGTCTATTGTTCCTATCTTATGTGCTGAACCAAATTATGATGCATTACAAGAACTAATACAAAAGTATAAAAAATAATTTTAAAAAACCTCTTGCCAAGGCTCAAAAGTTCCTATATAATAACACTATGACAAATTTTAAACACAAACCCTTTACGCTACAGTCCGAGTATCGCACAATTAATTGTGGTGATAGCTCATGGGCGCCGACCGGGTTTTGTGTAAAGAGAGAGAACTAAAACTAAAGTTTTAAAAAGACTCCAAACACAAGACCCTAGACCTAAAAAATCTAGGGTTTTTTGTTTGTTGTTTCGATACAACAGTGTAGTTGCCTGACCATCGTGTTTGGTATATAATACACACTTGTTCTTTAAAAATTTGTTGTAGTTTATAGGGGTATAGCATAGTGGTAGTGCTGCGGACTTTGAATCCGTAGGTCCTTGTTCGATTCAAGGTACCCCTGCCATATAAAAACATACTGTGGATGGGTAGCGAAGCCATCCTAAGAGTAGCTCTCAGCAGTGTGTTTCTATATGGAAGATGATGCAGCGGGGTTGGTCCTGCGACCAGCCTTGAAAACTGGGTTCTCTTAACAGGGATGGGGTTCGACTCCTCCGTCTTCCGCCATATAAGGATGTAAAATGGAAAGTTTAATTTACCGTTTACGCAAGCGTGCTGAAATACGCAGGCAAATAAAAGATAGAAAATCCGTTCAGGAAAATAAACCTGATCGTATTGCAGACTTGTTAGAAGAGGCTGCAAACAGGATTGAAGAATTGGAGAGTGGGCAGGATGGTAATGCAGCGGATTGCTAATCCGTAGATTTATGAAAGTAGGTCACAGGGTTCGAATCCCTGACTCTCCACCAATGCCAGCGAGACTGGGTAGTCAGAGAGGTTTTATAAACCTTTTAGCGCCAGATTAGCGTTCTTGATAGGGTTCGAATCCCTACGCTGGTACCAAATGAAAGATGAGTATGTGGAATATTAAAATTGAAAATGGAATGATATTAAATGCAAGTCCAACTTTGGATGATGCAATGAAGTTTGCAAAAAGTTACAATAAGTTTGTGACTATCACCGATGGCACTACAGAGATTGTAGGTAAGTTTGGTGTAGATACTGTTGAAGATAAGATTTTACCAAACGGAGAATCATATACATGGACAATGCGGCGTGATGAAACGCACCGTGGTTCACGTAGAAAGTTAGTGTAGGTGTGACCCGAAAGGTTAGGGGACGGATTGCAAATCCGTTTTATGCAGGTTCGATTCCTGTCACCTACTCCAAACATGTTGTAGAAATACAACACACTGGTTGACAGAGATTCATGGTTGTGTTATACTTCATCTATGAATTGAGAAATCAATTAAATGTTTGAAATATTTGCAATAGTTCATCCTAAAATGATGGTATCTAAAAATATTTCAAACAAACGCTCTTTAAAAATTTGTTGTAGTTATTTGCACGATTCGTCTATCGGTTAGGACGCTGCCCTTTCAAGGCGGAAAGACGAGTTCGATTCTCGTATCGTGTACCATATTGAAGCGCATTAGAACATGCCCCTAGTAGCAGTAGTGAATCAAGGGCAGAAAGTTGAGTGTGCTTCAATATGGTAATTTGGGGGTATAACTTAACGGCTAAAGTAGTAGGCTTTTAACCTATTAATCAGAGTTCGATTCTCTGTACCCCTACCAAAAAAATCATGGAGACACGGCAAAGTGGGAGAGTTGCGGCAGACTGTAAATCTGTTCTTTCGGGTGAGTAGGTTCGAATCTTACTGTCTCCACCAAATCCCGTTACTATTTTCGTGAAAATAGCGTTTGATTAACGATAGAGATCCGGTGGCAGAAAACCGTTAGCGAGAGAAATACTCAGACTCTGATAGGCAGAATCCTAACTGCACACAGACACCTAGAATAAAATGGATGGACAGAGTAACTGCTCAATTAAGGGCTGGCGTGGAACCCAGTAGCTTATACTAATTTGGTCTGTTCGTATAATGGTCATTACTGCGGATTGTCTATCCGCTTACAGGGGTTCGATTCCCCTACAGACCGCCAAATTTTGTGGTAAGGAAAGTAAAAGGAGAATGGGCAAGTCATAGAACGCTATGAACAGATACCTCACCTGCCACAAATTCATTATTCCAGTGTAGCACAGCGGTAGTGCAGTTGACTGTTAATCAATTGGTCGTAGGTTCGATCCCTGCCACTGGAGCCAGTTTTAGGATAGTAACAGCAAAAAATAATTTCACTTTTTATGGAAAAAAGAAATTCTATCCTGTTGTATTTTCTCGGTGTGGTGAAATGGTATCATCCGTGCTTTGGGAGCATGTGGCGCAAGTTCGATTCTTGCCACCGAGACCAGTATTTTTGGGCTGATAGTGATAATGGGAGCACAGGGGCTTTGCAAGCCTTTAGTCGGGGTTCGATCCCCCGTCGGTCCACCAAATTTGGTTCAGTAGCATAGCGACTAATGCAGCATCTTCATACGGTGCCTATCGTGAGTTTGAGTCTCACCTGAACCACCAAATTATGGGCCTTTAGCTCAGTGAACAGAGCACTTGGCTACGAACCAAGCGGTCGGGAGTTTGAATCTCTCAAGGCCCTCCATAAATACCTCGGATAGTTAAATGGCATAACGGAGGCTTGATAAGCC